TTCTTCAGCCAATTGTCAGATACATAGAATTCACTATTATCTGCGTTCGTTCTTACTTTGTAGTAGTCTACATGGTAAAGTTCTGCGATCTCGCCTGTGCCCTTAGTCCATATCACCTGTAGATAGTAACCACCAAAGATAGTTAAGTCAGTCACAAGCTTATTAGTGACCTCATTTAGGCTTTCTTCTTTCGTGTTTACCTTGTCAATAATTCCAAAGGCTTTTGCCTTCTGCATTTCATCTTCAGCCTTGACAGTCCACCCGTTGCCACAGATGTAGTCTACCTTGCCCGTTACAATTGCGTTATGCTTTGCGCTGTTATTGTAGATCCTTAGTAGGTAGTTAGGGTAGTCATTCCGCTCCCCATAAAAAATGTAATCTTTCCCTTTTACTTCCTTGTAAATAGGTAAAGGTACATCGTCAAATTTTAGGAATTTTATCATGTTGTGGTATAGGTTTTATAGTCACCATTATAGCCGTTGTATCTAATCACCCCAGCGGTGCTCAAGTTAGCTGCCGTCAATTGCATTTTTCCTGTAGCGATAATTTCAGCACCGCTTCCTGATTGAGTTACGTTGTACCGCCAAAATCCGATTGTTCTATTCTCGAAGTTTGCTATTGTAATTGCAAATTTAGAAACACGATCTTTGAATGTGCTAGTATCCGTTAAAGTTAAAATCACTTCCTCATTCGTCACCTCATGATTAAAGCGAAAGATGTAGACATTGCTACTTGTTTCCCTCTTATCTGTAAGGGTTACATAAATCGAAGTGTTAGCCCCCTGTGGTATTGCGATCATAACTAGAAATATAAAAACCTAAACTATGTACACAAAAAAAAACACCCCCAGAATCGAGGGTGCTTTCACATCTAACCTATAAACCAAATGTATTAGGTAATCGGAATAACTGCTGTCACTTTTGGGCAAAGTTCCTTCTCGTTACCTGTAAATGTTAAGGTATATCCTGATCTATCACCGAAAGCAGTACCTGAAGCACTTCCTCCACCGGTAAGATCCAAACCATTACCTACACCCAAGAACCAGTTTTCACCGTTATTATCTGTAGCAATTACTGCAAGTCTGTTTTTTCCCAAAAGAACGATTTCGTTTCTGGTGTTTACCTGCAATTTGTTAAGGATAATTTCGAGAGTCTGAGCATAGAAAATAGTACCATTCTGCACGTTAGTATTTACAGCCTCAGCGAAGTTGGAAGATTCTTTAACCAAATCATATTTGTAGAATCTCTTGGTAGCATCCATAGTCAAAGTAGTCACTACTCCTGCTGCTATGGTTACTGTAGCCAAATCTTCATAAGGTGCAAAATACACTGCGGTTAAACCGCCTACGCTATCTTTGCAATCAAGCGTATAACTTTGAGTTAAGGCACAAGGCATATTTTATTTATTTAATAAGTGAAGGGGAAGACGCCACCATCTTCCCCGATTTTATTTAGGCTGCTGCCAACTTCCAGTACACTACTTCGTCAGGGAAGGCAACTTGTACACCCATTTTGAATTCAACTACGAATCTCATTTCGTCCGCCTCTTTTGCGTAGAACAATTCGAAGCGATCCTGCTCGTTTAGCAAGTCAGTACCTAGATAGATATTTGCCATAGAAAGTGCAAAAAGGCTATCAGTAGCATTAAGACCATTTACACCAATCAATTTGATGTTTGTTCCCGGTACTACTAGTTCCATATTTGCTGCATCTACAGGGTAGTGAAACAAATTAGCATCTCTCAAAGCAAGTACATACTCACGGAAAGTATCATTACCGCAGAAGATCACTACATCTGACTTGTCCAAAAGGGCAGCAGGAATAGCCGCGAAAACTTCATCTACAGCTTGCTCTACATTTGATTTAGTCAAAGTAGTCAAGTTGGAAGTGTTTCCTTTAATTGGATCACCTGCACCACCAAATCCAAGAGAATCGATAATTTTACCAATTCCGTTAAATTTGTTAAGCTGACCACTACCAGAAGCTGTGTCACCTTGCCAAATTGCAGTTTCTACAGCCGCTCCGATTCTTTCTACTTTCTGTGCAGTGTACTCAGCAGCATAAGCCATGTAGTCATAGGTAGAACCTTCTCTCAAAGCCTTCTG